AATGGAATCTTAGCTCAGCTGGGAGAGCATCTGCCTTACAAGCAGAGGGTCATAGGTTCGAGCCCTATAGGTTCCATTCCAACTTCGGTTGGTCATATGGCGAGATAGCTCAGTTGGCTAGAGCATGCGGTTCATACCCGCAGTGTCGAGGGTTCGAATCCCCCTCTCGCTATGCTTAAACCCTTGAAAAATCGAGGGTTTTTTATTTTTGTGTTGCATTTCGTGTTGCATACTTTCGATTTACAAAGAAAAGCGGAGAGCATTTCGCCCTCCGCTTCTCATTATTTCAGCATATCTCTTATTCTCTGTAATCGTGCCTGGTAATCACTGTCCTGATTGCCGGTATAAGTACCGTTTATCATTGCAGCTATCTTACGCTGGTTCTCATTACTTGCCCCGGATCCATAAACACTGTCGTAGGTCCCGTCAAGCATAGCCTGTATCTTTGCCTGTGATTCTTCATGGCTGCTTGCCACCGGATCCGTATACGTTCCGTCCAACATGCTCTGAATCTTTTTATAGTTGGATTCTTTATATCCACTATAATCTCCGATGCCTGTCTTCTGTGCATAGTACCAGTATACTCCGGGATAGCCATTATAATCATATGCGGTCTGTGCCTCTTTTGACAGGTTTCCGATCAATAATGATAAATAATATCCCTTATCCTCATCAGATCCAGGAATATCCGCTACGGCCGCAACCTTGTCCTCTGCCTTGTTGCTATCCATACTCTGTTTAATTCCGAGAAATGTTGCAACGCCGGCGGTCCCCTTGTCCTGATAGATCTCATACATCTTCTTATATGTTTGGGATGATTCAATATCATATCCAAGGAGTTCCGTCTTTGCCAATGCATCCGCAAAATTATACAGATCTGCTATTGCACCGGCTTTCTGATCGTCACTCATATTATTATAGGAAGCGGAGTTAATCAGTGCCGATGCCATACCGTATGCATTCTGCCCAATGATACGCTGATACTCAGAATACTGCTCACTGTTCAACTTTACTGTTTCCCCATTGATTTTATAGCTCCATGCCGCCTTCTTGGGGAATACAGCGGCGTCACCGGTGGAAGCATACAGATCGTTGATTTCATCATCAATTGGTGTTTCCCTGATATTACCAATCTGTCCGGGATTCAGCAGGTTAGCTAATGCTGCCTCCCCCGTGGAATCCTGCCGTTTGATGGGATTTCCCCAGGTATCATAGGCAACCGGAAGTGTCTGCGACATACCAGGAATCTTTGACTTTGCCTGATTGATGATGTTATTCAGCTTGCTGGTATTATCATAGGTAACTCTCTGAGTGGTATCACCGATACGTGCAGCAGCTCCTAACTGTGCAGGAATCCATCCGAGAGGTGCTTCCAAAAACGTGTCTGCAATATTCTCTGCCGGCGTACCATTTCCACCGAATATATCAGTCAACGTCTGTAAAGGAGACAGATCTGACCAAGCATTTGTAGCTGCCACAGCTCCCTGATAAATGGTGTCCAGTGCATTGTCAGAATCCTGCATACACTGATATATCGTTGTGCCAAGAATAATAGGTATAAATGCCGGCTGTGCCCAGTCAAAAGTATAATAGTTATCTCCTACCTTGACAGAATATGCCAGCTTACCATGAGATTTTTCCCACTGTGCCTCATCCTTATCATCTGACAGTGCTCCCTGGATGATGCCTGACTGCGCCAATGCATATCCCACCGCGATAGCTGCAGTTCCAGTTGCTCCCTGTCCTAAAAGAGTAAGGGCATTTGATACCTCCACATTACTCTTAGCATTTTTTAATTTTACCAGTGCATTTGTAACACCAACAGGACTATAATCAATACCCCTCATGGCAATGTTAGCAGGTGTTTTTGTAAAAGGCATAACAATGTCACCCGGAACGCCAAGCGTACGTCTAACATCACTCAGAATGGTTGCTAACTTCGTATCATCCTTAAATGTTGCTTTATACGCTTCCTGTGTTGCAAGAGTATATGCATCTGCCGGAATACTTTCGAGATCAGTGATCCCCTGTGCTTCCAAATAAGAAGCCATACGAGATTCAAAGTTCTTCTTTACAAACACATCATCCCCTTTTTCCAGAAGATAATATGTAAAGTTCCTTGCCGTCTCCATGAGTGAAGGAGATATATCCTTTCCCATAGCCTGATTTGCCCTTGTCAATGCACCATTTGTAAGATTGTCGAACATCTCCGAGAACTTACTACCTTTGAATATCTGCTTATCCCTGATAGCTCCCTGCGTATCATTGTACTTGTTGTCTCCCAACAGCTCTTCTCTCACAGTTTCAAATGCTTCAGATGCAAGCTGCCTGGATTCCTTAGAAGCAACCGGATTAGCAGATTGAGTACTCTGATACTCCGGGTGAATAAGTTTATATGCGCCCTCTCCCAGTGCCGTAACTCTGTCAGCAGTCCATCTTATAGGCATCATAAATGCGTTAGAGACAACGTTTCTTACATTGGTCCGCACATTCAGCAACATAGATACTCTACGCAGTTCCATGAGTTTCTCCGTCATCGTGACAGGATATTCCTTACGCAGACGATCATACACATTCTCATATGCCGCCTTAATAGCATCCGTATCACCAGGATCAATATCCGCGAACTGTTTCACCTCGCTGTCAGTCATCTCGAAATTCTGCCACTTATCCTTGAATTTCTTCTGCCCGGCTTCATTCATGCTGTCAATCTCACGAACCAGATAACGCATGGCCGCCTGCGGATCATTATTCAGCATCGTGATTGCTGCTGCTTGGGAGAACTGACCGGATTCTGTCAGAGCCTTACTCATGTCTCTTACAATCTGTACAGCTTCATCCACTCTGCCGGCATTAGTCAGTTCTTTCGCGATATTATATCCCAACGGAACCGCCGCGGGATCCTTTTTTGTTCCATCAATCATCTGTCGGAACTGAGCAATGGCAGAATCAATGTTACCGCTGGCAAGAATCGCATCAGCTTTTGCTTTGGTATCCTCATTGCTCAACTGCGTATACATATCCGGATTGGAAATAAATTCATTTTTCAACGCCTGCGGTGCATCCGTCTTATTGACAAGTGTGTCATTGTAACTCCGCATACGCTGATTTCCGATCTGATCTGTGTTCTGCTGCATCTGCATGTTGTTCTGTTCAACGCTCTGTTGTACATTCTGTACAGGAGCCGTATTGCTCTGCTGATTCACATTTGCCGTGCTCTTCTTTGCCGCATCCCGCAAATACTTTCCATACGACATCAGAGTATCGACAAACTCTCCCTCTGTGAAAGAGGTTGTCACACGGTTATTCTGAGACTTTGCAGTGCCCTTACCGCTTCCCTTCCGGGTATAGGAATGTCCCTTCATACTGTCGTCAATCTCTGCGGCCAGTGTCACAGCCTTGTCGATGGCACTCTGATTTCCTGTCTGCAGGTACTCGTTGATTGCCGATTTCATATCAGCATACATGGAAGCAGTGTTCTCATTTCCCTTGTACATCCCCACCAAACGATCCAATGCTTTGTCCAGATCGTTGAATCCTTCAATTTTCTTTGAATTATACTGGGTTCCGTTGACATTTTCAGCAGAATTGGGTATATTAACATCAGTAGCCTCCCCTGTAGATCGCTTAGGGCGTTGGGGTGTGGCAACATTAGTTGCAGCAGCCTCTACAGGGTGGCTATCTTTAATATACATCGTATCCAAAGATAGTCTATGCTTTCCTGCGCCAATAGCTTCGGCAACAATTATTTTCCCATTGATTCTTTTTTCAAACATCATTACCCTGCGCCCTCTGGTATCAGGGTTTGAAGAGAAACTGATCTCGTCTGGATTGTCAAATACTTGTGGAAGCTTCGCAATCAATTCTGCGTCCAAAGGGATTTGATTTCTTCCCGTTTCTGTTTTAACATCGCTGTGATCTTTGTATACATGCCGTATATTATCACTTGACATTTGAATGTTATAGTTTTCTACATCAATGCCTGTCTTATTAAATATATCTGCTGCTAGTTCCTCAGATACCTGTCCAAGGTAATAGTTTTTATTCCCACTTTTACCATCTCCAGATAATGACTCTTTTACGAAATCAGAAAATGACTTGTCCCGGCTGGTCACTCCCTTAGTAGAAGTAAGATTATCTGCCATCAAATCAGAAAACGGATCAACTCCATTTCCTTTTTCATAATGGGTAGGCTGAAATTCATCAGAATTATTGACATTCTGAGAGCTTTCCACTATATTAGTTCCAACGGAGTTATTTTCATGCACGTTTTGGACGTTAGCCAAAGGACTTGATGTATCAAGGGCACTAGGCACATGATAGGCTCCATTATCTAATGAGTTTGACAAATCACTCACACTGTTGGTAGGTGCACCTGCCTGTGTGGTTACGTGATTAGCTGCGGTGGGTAAAGGACCCATGCCAGGAGCTTCGGTCAAACTCATTTCATTTTGTGCATTTAATCGGGCATTACGATTACCGACAACTTTGCCAGCAAGCGCAGTACCACCACCCATGATACCACCGGAGACAGCACCGGCAAGACCTGAGTATCCTACCTGCTTAAAGACATCAATTACAGCCTGTTTCTCTGCCTCACTTTCTGACATACCCTGCTTCTGATACTGGTCCACGGATTGTGCATAATTGGACAAACCACCGTTAATCAGAATATCAGCAACCTGGTCAATTCCTTCGGTTGTCATCTCACTGGCACCCTCATTAGCCATCTGACTTAGCACAGACTTAATAATCCCTTTTCCGGCTTCTTTTGACATATTGCTATTCAGGATACCTTTTAATTTACCAAGAGGAAGAGCTTCAAATGCACCTTCTGCCAGTCCATTAACAACACCGGTTCCCATGATCTGATTGGGTGATAATCCTCTATTCGCAGCATCTATAATACTGTTAGTATATGAATTCGCACCCTGTATTGCACCAGCAACCACCGGATTTCCGCCTGCGAGTGCCAGAGCCGTAGCAGCGTCTCCAATTGACGTTCCGACATCATACAACAAATGGCCTGCTTTACCGAAATCATTACTTACTGCACCTCTCATAGCATTCGACATATTAATATAACTGTTGGCATAACTGTTCGAATCAAACGGTTTTCCAGCCAAATAGTCGGCAGTATTTGCAATTCCTCCGGAGATTCCACCGGCAGCGTTAATAGGGAAAGTGATTCCGGTTCCTATGATTTTATGCTCATTTGCATAATTAGACCAGTCCTCCTGCTCTTTTACCCGGTTCTGCCTCTGCGCATAGTCCAACACATCAGCCATAGATAATCCAGTACCTTTAACCTTCTGTGCAATCTCATTTTTCTGTTTCCATGATTTTAAGCCATTGAGAACATCCAATCCCTGAAAGACAGAATTTCCCATTGTGCCGGAAGATAACGTGGACAAGTCATCAGATGTCACTCCTGCGCGGGATAATGTGCTTCCAATCTGATTGCTTTTCTCCTGTTGATATTTCGGCAATCTCGACTGTTTTACCTCATACTCATACTGCTTGCGCGGACTGAATGTTCTCTCTACAATATTATAATTAGGGATGGATTCATAGCGAGACGTCGCAGAGGATTGTTTGATTCCCTGCGATGCCAGTGAATAATCAGGTTTCTGTGGCAAGCGTGACTGTGCCGTGCTTCTGTTGTTATTCTGCTTAGACTGATTTTTCATATAAGCATCTACCAGTCTGGAATCCCATTCTTTATTATTTTTACCGTCAATATTTACTCTTGCCATATCCTATTCACTCTCCTAATATTCGATACCTGCCTCTGCAAACATCTGCTCAATCTGTGGAATTGTATATCCCTCCTGCGCCAGTGAAGATGCAATATCCGCTGCAACATAACCATTGTCACGCATATTCTTTACCCTCTTTACCAACGTGTTACTGCTATTTCCGGATCCACTTGTCTTGCTGGATCCTGATACCGATAATGTGGTCGGAGCCATTGCATTTTCAAGCATAGCCTTAAATGCCGTATTCTGAAGATCAGCATTTGCACTTGACTGATTATTGATCAGATTACTCATAGCATTCGTATATGTACTGTCCATGTTGGCCAAAGCATTATACAGATCCTGATAGGATGATACTGTATTATTTGCAAGGTCATTCTCCAACTGCATCCGATATGCCATGTTAGAATCATTTGCAGAGTTCACAGCATCATTGTATTTCTGCTGTGCACTTGCAAGATTGCTATTGTAGGTCTGCTCCAGCTCTCTCAGATTATCAGCCGCAGTATTCTGAATGTTATTCCTGGATGTACCATAGTTATTGAGCATGGATGCAATTGCACTCTCACTTGCACCACCAGTAAGTCCCTGTGCATTCAATTGCTGTCTCAAATTCTTCTCATTCATCATCCGATTGATATATGCTTCTCTCAGGGCATTCTCCTCGTTCTGCTGTAAACTGGTTCTGGAATTACCATAAGATGACGCTAACTGATCTTTTGTAGACGCATAATTACTGTCAAGCCCTGATAATCGTTTTGCATATGCAGATTCCAATGCTGACATATTGTTGTTGTAAGCATTCTGTGCAGCTTGTCTCTGTGCTTCCTGTTGTTCTCTCAGCCTTGCTTCATAGGCTTCCTGCTGTGCTCTCAACTGATCAGATAATTGCTGTTGTGCCGCCTGCTGCTGTGATAACTGCTGTCCATAAATAGACTGATACAATCCATTAACATCAGCATTCCCACTAGTGGAATATGAATAACTTCCAGACGAACCGCTCGAAGATCCACCAGAAGTGCTACCAGAAGATTCGCTGCTACCAGTCGTCCTCGGCCAATTGGTAGGTCCGCTAGGTCGATTACTATTAGCAGGTATATCTGACGGTCCACGATAAGGGCTACCAGAAGAGCTTGTATTACTTCCCAGCGTATTATCTCTTCTCACACCACCTCCACCATGAGTTACAGAAGATGAAGAAGTATGTTTTTTCGGAGCTCTTTCAAGAGATGCTCCCTTAATATTACGAATAGTATCAACTGTTACTTTTGCCATTTGTGTTCCTCCATAAAACAAATGGAGGTATGCAAAAGCACACCTCCATGATCATATTTATACTGCCAGATATTTTCTGGTGGTCTGTCCGGCCAGTCCGTCCGCTGTGATCTTACAGGACTTCTGATATTTAAGGATTGCTGCTACGGTCTTCCGACCACAAATACCGTCGATGTCAGCTTCCGTCAGCAGACCCGCTTCCATCAGTTCCCATTGCACCCACTTGACCGCATCACCGCGGGATATGTATGTCTTAATACCCATTTTGCGAGCCTGCGCAGGACTGGTCACTGTCGTTGTAGGCTCTGTGTAAGGGTTGGTTCCCTTCCAGGTTCCCGGCACTTTTACATCGTAGGTGTAATCCATATTCTTAAAAGTCAAGCCATATACCCATTTTGTCGCGGATACCTTGCTCATGACTGTACCATAGTTAATGCCCTTTGCTTCAATACACATAGGGACGCCATTAACCTTGCCGATATAAACACCTACGTGTCCGGATTTCCACAGGACGGTTCCTACTGCAAAATCATTAATCTTTGCAATCGGCATCCTGGTGTATGCGGTCTGATAGAGTTGGTAGGAGCCGATGTTAAGCTGTCGGTAACCGGCAATCAGTCCAGAGCAGTCCACATTAACCTTGCCGACCTGCCCCTTTCGCCGTGCCTTTGCCATGTAGAAGGTGGTCACGACCTTGGGATACATTCTGTGCATAGTGCTCATTTTGTTTTCGGTCAGAGCACCCTCGGGAATCTTGGCCCCATAAAAATACGGGGTTCCCAGGTGCACTCTTGCATATTCTGACAATCCATTTCCTGTCAACATTTTTACCCCTCCTTATTTACATCAGACTTGTTCTGTAAGATTTCGATTGCCTTTGTGATAGCAACCGGAAGAGGGACGCCCATTATTCCCAAATTTTCTACAATGCTAATCAGTTCGTTTGCGCAGAAAGCAATAATCACTGCTGTCCGGATGTAGTCTGTTCCAAGCAATATATCCAGTCTGTGTGCCACCAGAACAATCAGTAGTGTTACACCCTTTTTAACGAGTCCTTTCCATGCACTGTAAGAACTTAGTGCGCCAGATTCGGATTTATTGCTCTTCTGCCAAAAGGCTGCAATCAATACCCCTAACAGGAAATCCGTCCCCATAAAAATCAGTAACGTGATAATATCTTCTCCCCATCCACCAAAAAGGTTGGCGATAAAACTGCCGATAGCACCGAAAACGGTCAAAATTTTCATTTTGGTTACACTTACATTCATAATATTTACCTCACTTTCTCAATATAAAAGCCGGTCACTCCCGCAAAGGAAGTAATCGGCTCATGACTCTTGGTTACTATGTAGTTGTTGGTAGGACCGTCTCTCACTCTCATAGGCAGCCTCCTACTCTGCAGTTGCGGTCAGATCTGCAAGCTGGGTCTCCAGGGTGTTGATCTGATCCCGGAGAGCCTGTCTCTCTGCATGGACAGTCTCCATGTCATACTCAGTCTGCTCACCTAGAAGAGTATACTCGTATGTTTTGATGACTTTATAGTCGCTGGCAGCGATCCGGGCCTTAAGGTCATCAATCTGCGCTGTCAACTGACTGATCTGCTGCTGCCGTTCCTGCTCTGCAAGCTCCTCTTCTGTGGGCTCCGGTTGCACCGGTGCAACTGGCTCAATATATACAGAGCCGTCATTGGATAACTCATACCAGCCGTCACCCTCGCGGAACAAAGTTGTGTATGCCTCATACTCGCCATTATCCAGCGGATATTTGCAGTCTGCGTCCAGATAGAGGCGGAAGCCGTCAGTATTTACTGTGATGTTGTCTCCGGTGATCCGGATCACATGAGGACTCTCTTCTGATACAACGACCAGTTGTGTGGTCTTTTTATTTTTAAATTTTATGTAACCCATGTGGGCTCCTTTCTGGCGCTCTTGTAGCTGCGCCCGCCATCTGGTTTGGTTAATTAAATTTCGAATTGACTTAAGTACTAAATAAAGCCTTGGTAAGTGTAATATAACTTCCAACATTGGTGCTTTCGGTAGATGAATACGAAAACATTTGTAATCGCAAATAATGGTTTCCACTTAAAGAACTACAATTATATGATGTGTTTATTGTGTATGTTGTTTTCTCCTTATCATAATTCGGATGAGCATATAAAGTAGTAACTTCAACTCCAGAAGCATTTAACAACTTAACTTTAGGTCGATAATCATCAGAACCATAAGGATTACCTGTTACTTTATAAGATGATCCCTGCAAAGTTAAAGTTTTAAAACTAGATAGGTTGATTGCTGGAGAAGTATAATACACATAAGAACTCATTCCGGTTTGTGATGCGATTTTTAGTGTAACAGCACTACCATTAGAGGAAGCACTTGGCGTAATAGCTCCTCCAGCAGTACCAACCGTCCACCCACTTCTTATCAAAGAATAAGTAGCAGGATTTTGTGATGCTACAACAGCTATTAATTGGTTAAATGTCATATTGGCGTTTACTAATCCGCTTGGTTTTAAAGCATTATATAGTGTAGCCGCATACGACGCCTCACTGCTAAAAGGGATAACTGTATCTGCACCTGCCGGATTCGTAATAATGTAGCCATATTCTCCGTTAGAATTCACGCCGAATCTAAAAGGAACATTATCTGAGGCAATTAACTTGCCATTTACATCAGCAAATCCATCTGCTACCGCCTTGGCATCCGGCACGTAGCCGGTCACCTTGGTAGCCAGCAGATCCTCCTTTGTGGTGATCATCTGTGCAAATGCCGGGGCAGTGAGATCAGCAAAAAATTTCTTTATTTTTCCAAATACAGTAGAAACTTTTTCACCAGTGGAAATATTTGATCTTGTTTCTGCCACCGCAAACGCAACTGTAGTGTCTGGCAAAGATGCTTTCTGAAGATATTCCTCTGGAGCGACACCACCTAATTTTTCCGCATTATCCACTATGCCTGTATTATTTTTGTCGTAAACAGCCTTTTGCATGTCGCCTGCGCCTAATTCTATTGCATAATTGACTATTGCTCCTGATGTTGGTATTTTAGTGTCGTCAGCAGTCACAGTTTTATCAATAGATGATATTCCATTAAACATGCTGACTAATGTAGTTATGGAATCATAAAGTTCAGCTGTAACTTTATCTAACGTCTCTTTGTTTTCATGACCATGCCTTTTATCACTGTTTTCTTTTACAATCTGATAAATTGCATTCACAACATTCTGTATTACGTCTTTTTCTTTCGTTTCAGGATTCTCAATTTTGGAGGATAATCCTACCTCATCTCCGTTAAGTCCATCAACGATCTCATTTAATTTAGGTATAATGACATCCCTTGATAACTCATCAAATTTTGCCTGCATTTCTGCAGTCGAGAGACCGGGGACATCCGGAAGCCCAGTCACTCCTTTATTTGCCAAAGATGTATCCGTGATTTTTTCAAAAGCCATAGCTTACCTCCTACTTATGATTACCGTTTTCCACGTACTCCAACGCAATATCAAAAAGGCCAAAAGGTTCATTCAATTCAGAATTTACGAATCTGAATCTTGCCTTATCTACCTTCTTCACACGAAGTTTAGTTGGAATAATTTTTTGTGTCTGATCAGAACTGAAAGTGAATTTTGAAAACACGACACTGCCAAAAGATAAATATCTTGCAGTATAATTGTCCTTTTTTATAAACGACCACAATCCCCTTTTTTGCACATACATTTCCAAAGTGGTAGCTACGGCAGACTTCAACCGCACAGCCAAATAACGGAATGTCTTATTTTTATAAAACAATTTTCCGTCCAGATCCGGTGTTTCCCAGATTGCTTCTATCTTCTCCCCGTCATCGTTGTATGATACAAGTGCATCGGAATCGCTATAAAACTCACACACCCTTCCATCAGTTGATCCGAAATATAAGTTTCCGTCTTTTTCCCACATACAATTTGCCGGAAGATTGGTTCTATAAAATCCTGCGTATTGCCGTGTAGAATAAGGCATAGACTTATCTGTCTGCATAGGCTGCAGTCCATCGAGAATGTAGGCAACCCCGTTTACACACAGCCAATACATATCCTTGTAGACAAAAGCAAATGATTTTTCAAGATCAGATTCTTTCAACAATTTCCCATTAAGATAAAAGCTTCTGTTCTGACCGTATTTTTCTCCCGTAATATCCTGTGCTGTAATAGCGTATACGCCTGATCTCGTGAGAAAAAGAGGTTCACTGGATAAATATGCAAATGTATCCTTTGCAATGGCTCCTGCGCCTTGTAGAGTGTTTACCGAACGGAATACCGGCTTATTATCTGCCAGTACGCCTTCTCTCAGGACAATGAACTGATCCGTCTCCATTTCATCCTTATGAGTTGCCAGGTAATTATTGATTACGCTGTATCCCATAATGGCAGACTTACTTGTCCCAAGACTGCTATAATACGTATCCGCAAAATACGTAGGATCATTTTGATCGCTGAACCAGTCCTGATTGATATAATCAGGATTTCCGCTTAAGAACAGTCTGTCCATTGCCCCTTTCAGTCCATACTGTGTTCCTATGCAGCACTTATTTATTCTGTCAGCATATCCGCTTACAGTTCGGTATGCTGTTATCTTCACATTGTCTTCACCGGTTACAGGACTTTTGCCAGGCGCAGCCGTAAAATTGATAATGCCGTTTTCTCTGTCTACCGTAAAATCCGTATTTTCTGTTTTCTCAGCCCAAGAGCCGGAGCTGTCCAGAATATAGGCTTTCACTGTGGTATCATCAAGTCCACCAAAAGTCATATGATACGCAGTATCACTTTCTGTCCCCGCAAATAATTCTGTAAAACCAGGCTGTATAAGGTTTAAATCTTCATAGCTTGTACCTCCGCCATTAGGTGCCTTAGCAATCGTAACTGTGGGTATCTTTGCATATTCCGATGCCGGTTTTACTTCCGCCCCATCCCATACGAGAAACTTTTTCCCATCAACGATATAAAGTTTGTTGTCAAATTGCCAGCTTCTACTCCGCGCATTATTTGCATCAGAATACTTTACAACGCCGTTATAATACATTTTCGTTCCTGCATGGACCAATCCATATTGTTCGCCGCGGATATAATGATACCCATTGATTTGATCATCATATTCCGCTATTTTTTTGTACCCCATGCATTTACGTACTTTCCCAGGAACATCCCGGATCATGTTCTTACAGTTCGGACTTTGATTCTCACTCACTGCAGCCGGGCTGTTTGTGAAATCTGCTCCTAAAAATGTACTGATCGTAAGAACACTCCTGCTTGGGCTTGATGGAATGGAAAATTTTGTAGCCATTAAATCCACCCGCTTTCACTCGTAAATTCTTCATAGCCTTGTTGCATACTGCTGTCAATAAGGCTCTCAAGTGCTACTTCAAACTCATTACGATATGTTGTAGCAATACCGTTATCATCATCCTTATACAGCTGACTGGCCATATAAAGAGGCAGAAGTACCACTACTTCATCATCTACCGGGAGAACATAATCATCCGCTGTCTCTGCTGTGATAGTAGGTGGATATGCACGATAATATACCGTATAGCTCCCAGGATCATCCCTGCCGAGAACAAGGATGTTATCACTCTCCCGGTAATACTTACTGGTCTGAATATACCCGCAACCTAAGCTTCCCTCGTAATAGATCTGATTGTCTCCGAGCTGATAGAAGTCAGGACATATCTCTTTGAGATTATATCTCACCATCTCAGCGTATTCAGGGACTTCTGATTCTTTATCAAATTCCTCATAATACAATGCAACATTCTTTACCGCACTAGGATATTTGCTGATAAAAATAAGAGCCACATCTTCATCCAAAGGATTCTCAAGAAGCCCTCTATATTCAGTATATGTGTTCTTACTTTCAAGTTGGATGGTATCACATTCTGTTCCTCCAACCGTTACCATTAAAGTTCCTTTCCCAGTAAATTCAAAGAAATATGCATGTGCTCCCTCCTCTGAAAATTCATATGTGCCAAGGCTATGGATCTTACTTGCTTCCTCGTCAGAAATCAGATTCTTCAAAGGATTATGTGCAATAACAACACTCTTTACAATAGATTTACCGGAAGTAGATAACCTTTCCAGTGCCTCATTAGCCACCATCGGCATTCCGGCAAGGTAATCCGTTGTTGATTCATCTGTTGGTATGTTACTACCATCCGCAGCAAACATTTTCTGTAATGTGGCTAATTTGACATCTTTCCAGGTCATACTCATTATTTCTTTCTACCTCCGGTATTTCTTGTACGTGTGGTTGTTCTTGTTCTCTTCACAGGATTATCTTCTGTTTTCTTCACAGGCTTGTCTTCTGTTTTCTCCGGAATAGGAATAGGGATCTCTTTTTCAGGTTCCGGAACCTTATCAACTCTCTTTGAAATATAGTCACCGGAAGGAAGTACGGCCTGCACTTCATAGTACAGACCGCCATCCTCAAACACGGTGCCTATTGTAAAATTAGGCTTTACCATGTTCTACCTCCGTTAGGTTGCGCTCAGTGTGGTTCCTGCGGATGCACCGCCAAGGATCACATGTCTCCAGTCATTGAAGCCGGCAGACATACGACCATAGCCGTTCCACTCAAGGTTACGGGTATGGATGTCCACCTGATTTGCAATGTCAAGGGGAACACGGTCATAGAACATAGATCCTCTGAGCTCCTTATTTGCCTGAGAAGACATCAGAACATAAGGAGCACCGGAAGTTACCTGCCACATGGGATCTACTACCAGCTTCCATAATCCCTTCTGGGTGTTGACGTCATTGTTGGAAGAACCAACAATCAGTTCAGAACGGATAATACGCTTGATCAGATCTTCCAGTGCAGGAACGTTGGAAGGAATGATGATGGTATCGAAGGTATAACCCTGGATATTACCGCTCTGATTACGGAAGTTTCTACCGATATTTGCCAACCGGTTCAGCATTGTAGTATCAGTACCGAATGCATTGGTAAATACGTTACTCTGCGCAGCCACACCAGCCTTAACACCCGCATGATCAGTTGCAAACAATGCCTTTCCGTCACCGGTAGTCTTATCAATTTTCTTTCTGCTGAAAGAAAAAGTAGCAGCTTCCGTAGTTAATGCATCGGATGCAAACTGTGCACGAGTACGCTTATAGGAGCGAACCATGTTTGCTGCCATTGTCTTCATTACATCCACGTCTCCATCATCCTTCATTTCTCTTGTGCATGCGAAGGACTTGGAGAAAGTGTTATGTACTATCAGCTTGGACTGGCCAGCCTGAATATCATCCATAGGAGCCTTGTCACCCTCATCAACAATGTCGAAGTTTCCGAGGGAAGTTACAGAACCCAGTTTTTCAGCATACTTCTTGGATGTCTTCTCGTTATAAACGTCGGTTACGAATTTATCGTAATCGTTCTTCTCTGTATCGGTGTCGTTCATGACAGCCTGTAACACCTGTGCTTCCACCTTCCACAGATCATCATTAAGTCCGCTATTTTTGCTAAATACAATTGCCATAATTTTTTATCCTCCTTAGAATTTTCCTACTACCTTTGCGCCAACAGCACCGCCTGCAGAAAGCAGCATGAATACGCCGCCGGTGGTAGTTGCTGTTACCTGCGCAGCATCCGTGTGAATAGTTACTTTAGAGCCTGCCTTAACAGCAGAAGCATCTGCGGCACAGGTGGTCTCCCACTCCTGACCGTCTACGATCTCATAAACGGAAATATCTTTCATTCCGCTTGCGGGGGCTACGTAATTCTCAGCACAAATAAACTGAGGCTTGGTGGTTCCGGTTGCCTGTGTCAATCCACCATCAGTCAACACCAGTGCATCGCCGATCTTGTAGGTAGTGGATACGGTAGTCGGGAGCTGTTTAATGATAGGGAAATTAGGATTTGTTGCACTTTTTACAAAACTAAACATTTTTGATTCCTCCTTATAAAGTTTGGTTGTATTTTTTCTTAAGTTCTTCATCACTTAAGCCGGGAAAATACTCTCTCCACTTTGAGATTTCATTTTCCGGAATATCAGCGAGGTTGGAACCATCAGAAACACTTGTGGTTGTTTCCAGATGGCCTTTAGACCTTGCCTGGTTAATTGCTGCTTGCTTTGCAGCTGCTGTCTGCCGAGTAGAAATACTGTCAAAATTTGCCAGTTTAAAAGCATCCGGCAGTCTCAATCCTTTGTTCACATATTCCAGTACGGAAGCGTAGGATGCATGCTTTTCCAAGTCTTCCAGAGACTTAATCTCAGGAGCCATAGCAGTTACCGCCTTAATGTCTTCATCAAGCTGTTTCTGCACTTCTGCTCTCTGATTGTTCTCGAGAATCTGCTGCGCCTGTCTGATTGCAGGAGAATTGTTTACCATCTGCTCAATCAGATTAGGATCAATACCTTTTTCTGTGAGCTGCTGGTTCAGTGTCTCTCTCTGCTGGTGTTCGCATGCCTGAAGGTAGTCTTCCATCGTCTCGATGTTTTTCCCGGTAACAGGGTTCACAACGCTTCCGAATAAGCGTTTTACTTCACTGTTGATTCCGGACATCTTACGGTTATAGGCTTCCTCTGCCTTTCTTCTGGCGGCAGCAAATTGTGAGTTGATTTCATCTGACTGCACTTGTTCTGTAGTTTCCGGTTCTGCAGTTCCGGCATCTCCATCAGGTACAACAGGTTCCTCAACCTGGTTATCAGTTACAACAGGGTCGGCGAGTTCCTGTACGTTTGCGCCTTCTAAAATTTCATCCATGATTACCTCCCGTGATTTTTGCGCTTTTCACATGCGAAATTTTTGTATCAAAAAAGGACCCTAAGTTTCCTTAGAATCCTTGGATACCGGTAGTTCATTCCTAACGGTTGCAAATATTTTATTGTAATAACTGCATTGCGGATTGCGACACTTCATCTCATGCTCAATAAAGAGTTTCTGCTCATTAAATAATTTTGGAGAATCAGTTGACAAAACATATTTTGATGAGGCTATTGCCGCTTCTATCTTACAATATGGGCATTGCATTTCCAGCACCTCCTGACTGTTCACTTAACGCTGCATTCTGTGCTTCCATCTGTGCATTTTCTTCCTGTACACGCTGTGCCATGATCTCTTTCATTTTGGAAGCATTCGGATAATCATTCTCTGCCATGAACGTCCAATATGCCAGTAGAGTTTTATCCTCTCCCAGGGGACCAAATGCTCCGGATTGCAATTTCATGTCAATCTGCTGCCACATTGCTTCACGATTCATCATAATCGTTGATGTAGGATCTGTGGTAATGATAAATTCATCATCCCAGTAGTATTCCCCGGCAGCATCCTGCTTTAAAAAATCATACCGGTTGAAATGGGCATAAGAATATGTCCCATCGCTGTTTTTCTTATTCAGTGGAATCGGCTGATCCGCATAAGCAAGCATGTGTTTGAACATAAGCTCATATACCTTGGCATACGCTGTTTTCTTCATAACACGCTTAGATTCCAGTCTACCGGCTGCCTGATTGATTGCATATTGCTTTGCGGTACCACTGTCAGCAGATGCATCATATTTGCCCTGATAAGAATCCGTGATTCCCAGCGTGGACTTAGCCCAGTCATAATTTTCTGCAATCATGATTCTGTCAAGGGAAATATCTGCCTGCATATTCTTCACACTGATAAGGGATGCTTCCTGCGCATTGTTCACGCGTACAACCTTAAGTTCCTCATCAGTAGTCTGAATTTTGGAGTTTTTGGGAAGAATTACAATAGAACCACCTTTAAGGATTTTCTCCTGCAATTTTGATCCCAATTTTTTTATAGCATCCTGTTGATCAGAGATAACTGCCGCATCCGAAAATCCGAGAAGCTTTCCTGCGCGGGAAACATTTTTCCTGAGCACAATAGGGATCTGATCCGGCTTATAATACGGAATCTTGGTTCTGACTTCCCTTCTCTCCTGCATCAGCTGTCCGAACTCGTCATATACCGGATTTCCGTCTTCATCCCGCATGTCCACATCCTCATATCCTGATATTGCGGGAATGATTGTGCCATTCTTCGTGGTAATGTCTTCTAACAATTCCTCGTACTCTTCCGTTCGTTCCTCAAAGCTCTTGGATCCACATTCGCATACGTCTCCGGTCTTTACCCTGCCGCATTTAGTGCATCTCTCCAACCGTCTTGCCTGATAATCCTCGTAGTCCTCCAAAACATACTCTTCACACCACGTAAACAGTCCGATACATCCGTTTTTATTACGGTAGTAGCATTTAATAACAGTAACGATATCGCTGTTATCATCACGCTTCGTATCCTGCTTCAGATCGATTTCTGTATCAGATGCCGCGGAAACATCCACATTATATTTTTTCTTTACAAATTCTTTGGTCTGCGGCACCAGTACAAAGATGTAATCCATTTCCTCAATGCTTGTTATACCAGGCTGAGGGATCACGTTTCTTGGATGCCGTTCTGACACGCTCACACCGCCGACAGTGCAATGAAAGCCTTTTGCGTTATCCCATTCAACGTGCATGAAATCACCGCCCTGTATGGGGACGGTACGCTCTTCCTCATCGTTAATGAGGCTAAAATTCATCAGCTGAATTTCATTCTGAAGAGCAAGTTCAATAATCTTGGCAAGTTCTTCGTCCTCTTCATGGATAGGAGTGACTTTCGGCATGGGAATTGAAGAATCAACCTGCGTTTCAATCAATTCATAAACAATATTACGTACATTGATTGACTGCTTACTTGATTTTCCGTTACCCTTGTTTGGATTTACGTTTACTCTTCTGTCACCGTCGTACAATGCCTGATATTCACGGATATTATTCAGTTCATCACTGTATTTATCCTTTGCTTCGGTGTACTTTTTCTTCCACTCACTCAGTTTTTTTGCCTGTTTCGGATTCATAATCATGTTTTTCATCTTCCTAAACATCCTCATAATATGGCTCTCCATACTTTTTAACCATCATTGCCCTGATCTCATCGTCTGCAGTCTCATAGTCCTCCAACAGATCAGGCCGCCAGTTATTACGTCTTCGGTCGATTTCCTCCGGACTGTCCGCCGGGATTGTCCACCAAACACAAAAATACCGCAGACTATCAGGATCATGGGTCAAGTCATGCGGATCTTTGGCATACACATTCGGTCTTTTTTTGTCCTTCTGTATCTTTTTTAAGCACCGGTACAGATTCGGTGCACATCCATCAAGGATAGTAAGTTTCGACTTCTTATCCTCTCCCTGCGGTTTCAACCACTCTTTCATACCGGAGCATCCGGCAGCAAAGTCATTCGATGTTTTGGTGAGGTCAACACCACATTCAGACCAGATCTGTGCACGGCTCTTACCAGTCTCCTGTGATCGATTCCACAAATCCGGCGGTGCCAGGAATGCTTCTATGGTCTCTTCCTCACACATACTGAGAAGAGTTCCTGCAGCTTCTGAAATAGTCAGACCGGATTTATCATATTCCCGATACACCTGTGCATTTCCGAAAGAATCAACTCTCACCCAATGTGCAGCAAACATATCAAGGCCATAGTCAATAGCAACATACTTCAAGGTATTCCCTTTCAGTTCCTCATAGGAAACAGTATTACGCTCATTCACCTCAGGAAAGTATGAGCCACCAGGAACTGTAAGTGCTTCCTCAACAGTAGCAGGATACTCCTGAGTCATAAGCTCGCCCATTGCCTTTTTGGTTTCCGAATACCAGTTGTCATCACGGCGGGGATCTGCGTACCACGGAATGAATATCTTATTGAACCCATTATCCGGATTTGTAAATACTTCCTCGAAAAAGGATCCTCTGTCAATGGTAGATAATCCGATAACCTGTCCACCAGTAGGACGATTAATGGTAGGATATCCAGCGGTCCATATCTGCTCTGCATATTGCTGGAACGCCCATTCATCCAAAATGATAAGGTTGGCGGTAAATGAACGACCCGCACCAGGCGCACTCGGCATTCCGTTAAAAACTGAAACGAGACCACTTGGAAAAGTGATCTCAATTCTTAATGCAGTCTGTGTATATGTAGCACCGGTCCATCCGATCGGCTTATCACTATCCTCTGCAATGAGTTCCGGCATATTCTTCAAAATAACGCCGAATCTTCGCACAAGCTCCTTCGCATCATCCTCTTTCTGAGACAGTGCGATACATGTACGACCTTCCATCGTAACAAGCAGATGTGCCGCGTAATGCAGTACCAGCCATGAGAAACCCAACTGTCGTGCCTTTAGGATAACATTCAGCTTATGTGTTGCAATGCTCCTTAAAGCCTCTCTCTGCGCGTCCCACATATGAAACGGCTGTATGATCTCCTCGGCATCTTTATCCTCGATATGACCATATGTGTCGATGAAATACTCGATATGCTCTCTGCAATATTCAATTTGATTTTGTCGTATTTCCTGTAAAGTCATTGACACTCCAAATCTGAAAATATAATATAATTTTCTGATGGACATATGGTACCTAGATCACAGGGCCCGGGTATCGCGGGGTACCTGGGGACCTATCTGCCCCAGGTTGTACGGTAGCAGCCCGAAGGGCTGATCCCTGGCAGAAGGAAAAATATAGATCAGCAGGACCATACACAGAACAGTCCAGACGATCCGGATCCGGTAACAGATGCATCTGCTATTGTTGCTATTTACTGGAACAATAAGACAATTACCAGCAACTATGCGTGAATGATTAATTTTGCGCATAGTTGAACAATGCCAAAAAGCTGATAAACCGCATAAATACGGGATTCTTGAATTGTAGCCATTTATACACAATTTTGGAATCCTCTTTTATGCTCATTTATCAGCTAATTGTGTAATGATCCGGTACAATTTACTTGCTCTCTCCCAGTCTCTTTGATACCTGATCCAGTAGTTTTTTATCCCCTTCAGAGATCGTAGCATTAACATCTATCTGTTGCTTAGGGTTATAACCGTCATACCTGGACATCCATAACCCGGATAACTGAGAAGGTATACAACCGGTTTCAAACTTTCTCCGGGCATCATTCTCGGATTCTTCGCGTATGCGCGTTACGATGTCCCCATAATTCTCATCCTCTGTGTATGTCTGATAGAATTTACTTCTTGCCATGCCAATATATACACAAAAGCCTTCTAAGGTGTAAGTGATAGACTTTTTAACTTTTCCTGTGACGAACTTACTCTCTTTACCGGAGAATGATGTTTGGTTAACCTCTACATTGTCACAGTAAGATTTATACTCTTCCCATAACTGCTCCATTTGTTCAGGACTGCTAATTTTTCTAGGTCTACCCATTGATATTTACCTCCTTCCTGGTATTATAGCAATATAAAAGCCGGTACCAGTGAATTACTGATATCGGCTTATTGACACGTATTTATATTATATACTATACAACAGGTTGTTTTCCCGATTCAACCCCGTTTTTGTGACATTTGTCACACTTTTGTGTATTTTTTATAAATTCTTTTCTCTTTCTATCTTCTCTTGTATAGCTTCCAGAATAAAAGCTCTAACAGATAGATTCCTCTTGTACGCTTCTTTCTCTATCACATCTGTGTAATAGTCCTTTTTTACATCTAAAGGGATCCTCTTAAGATTATTTTTTGCATATCTCATATTGCATTGTATTTTGCTATCTGGTGTCTTTGCCATGTGATTATCCTCCTTTTATTAGATTATAGCACGGCTGCTACCAACGTACCATTGTACAACCTGCACAATTTTGCAATCGTACGTTTGTAGCATTTTACCACTTGACTGCATGCGTACGTTGGTATTATGATTAGCTCAACAACAAACGAACCGCACCGAAGCGGAGCACATGAAAGCGAGGTACACAACATGAAAAGATTTGAAGTTAATTCATCATATTACGATAGCGGTTTAACTTTTCTCATTACCGGAAGAACCGAAAAGGTTGTCAAGTATGTAGAAGTACAACACGCCGGACGCTTTAACGAAAAGCGCAGTGAAGAGAAAAAAGCAAAGATACAGAACTGGTACGGCAACGAAATCTTTTTAGTAGGTTATAGAACAGTACAAGCATAAAACGAAAGTGAGGATACAACAATGAGATATTTTGAAAATTGCAAAACCTGTGAAGATGTAAAGCAGCTTTATAAGAAATACGCAAGAGACCTTCATCCGGACTGCAACCCCGGAAGAGATACAACCGCAGAGTTCCAGGAGATGTCCAGACAGTACGAGGAAGCATATAACCGCCTGAAGAACATCCACCAGAACGCAAACGGCGAGACCTACGAGAAAGAATCTCAGCAGACCGCCACCGAATACGCAGACCTAATTAACCAGCTGCTGCACCTCTCCGGACTTATGATTGAGCTTTGCGGATCCTGGTTGTGGATCACCGGCAACACCAAAGAGCATAAGGATACACTTAAGAGCCTCGGCTTTAAGTACTCCTCTAACAAGCAGGCCTGGTATTATCACGAGGGCGAATATCACAAGCACAGCAAGAAATCAAAGTCAATGCAGGACATCCGCAGCATGTACGGATCCGAGAGATACGCAACCCGGACATCTGAACCGGAGCAGATCACAGCATAAATACATAAGGGGCGGAACACCACCGCCCCACCACAAAAAGAAAGTGAGGTAATCAACATGATGGTTATTAAAAATCTTAGAAATTACAAATTCAGAGACGAAATCGGTATCTATTCAACTACCGGATTCGCACTCTATGAGGATGGAAAAGGATTTATTTCCTTGGATGGAAAAACTCCTTATTCCCCGGCAGGCGGAAAGAAAGCCTTGCAAAGCATCTTGAATGCAGGCGGTTTTCTCTCTGCGCCTGATTACATTCTACCCATTGCACAATAACATTCTACTGGGAGCCGGCAACCCATTAAACCGGCAGAAAGTGAGAAAAGCAATGACCCCCACGCAGGAAAAAGATCTCCAGGATCTGTTTATGAAATACGGCAATCCATCAACCGAAAGTGATGTGAGAATGTCAATCTATATGATCCATCCGGATGCCCTTAATGAGCTTGACAAGGTGCTTTATTATGACAACAAGGCAGTTGATGCAATAAAGGAATTTGAACGCAAAATAGAGCAACTGAAAGCGTACAGGATCGCCCTTGCAGAGCGTTACAACTATCTTGCAACCGCTCCCACTCAACCAGTCGTCAGGCTAAAGCGTGAACGGCGGTATTATGAGAACAAGGTATATTATTTCCTGGTTACCTACTCCCGTAATATGTTGGATGGTTCAGAGGTGCAAACATCCTCGACCAAATACACCGGGCAGGAACGGCACAAAGCCATAACAGACTATAAAGCATACATAAAAAGCCACCCCGGCATCATTGCAGAAATGAACATAGAAAAACCCAAATGGGAACACTAGGCAGTCTTTACAGGCTGCCTTTTTGCTATATGTCCAGATCCCGGAGAGCATTTGTAATGGCATTGCTGACCGTCTTTTCTTCTTTCCCCAATCTCCGCGCTATTTTGGCAACACTCATACCATTTACAAAGTGCATCCGCAGGATCTCACGTTGCCGCAGTTTTTTGCCTTTGTTGATAGCATCAAGCACATTCTGTCGCTCATTTTCTGCCGCGTTTATCTCAAACTGAATCTTTTTCAAAATATCCGTGGTATTTACTGCAGATTTTTCCACCTTGCTATTTGATGGCTTTCCGGATCCTCCGCCGGTTCCCATTGCATTATTCACCTTTTCCCCCAGAGTCTTCCATTTCTCCAGCTCATTGGTCAGACCAACTATTCGATTTTGGATATTCTGATAACTTTTCAAATATGCTCTTTTCTGTTTGATGTCCATTATTGTTTTCTGCTCCTCTCAATCTCATCTATTACAGCCATGACAAGGCTGCGGGCAAACGGATCTTTATTATGTTTTTCGATGATGCGGTTTGCATCGTTGTTGAGGCATTCCCAGTATTCATCCGATCCGTCACCATTCAAATATTTTTTATATAAAAACCATGCATCATTGTAGATCTCTTTTTTAGGTTCCATCAATTCTCCTATGCTACTCTATTGTATTTGTGCTGCATCTCTTCGATGTCATCTATCAGGTAATACTGGACTGTCATGTCCGGCTTTGCATGTCCCAGTAATTTACTTACCAGCAATACATCCCCTGTCTTACGATAAAGGACGGATGCAAATGTCTTGCGGTACACATGCACAGTTTTATTGTGTAATAATACGTAGTATTACCCATATTTACCCAACAAAAAAACCACCGACCGATTATGGTTAGTGGTTATAATCTGCATTGTTAATAGTTATCAATGCTTTTTCAAGTTCCTTTGCTTCTTCATACCTTCTTTCATTCCTGATATTGAGAATACTATACCACCAACCATATTCAGTTTTCAAGGTTCTCTGGCTCTATGCCGATAAATAATTGTCCAGCGCCTGCCGGATCACCCAGGAGATAGGTCTGTCCTGCTGCCGGCAGTAATCCATTAATCTCTCATACTGCTCCGGATCCATGCTGATGTCTTTCCGGATGTTCTTCTTACCTTCTTTCCTTGGTCTCGCCATACCTATCCCCTTTCTTTTACCTATTCTTTAGGGCAATAATCAGATCATTATATGTTGCCTGATTCATATACATAGTCATATGTACCTGATCTACAACCGTTTCTCCACGTTTTTGCCAATCTTTGGTGATGTATCCATACCGCTTAATCCACTTTTTATTGATACGCTTCTTTTTTGTGCCTGCGCCGTTGGACCTGCTTGGTGGTAACTATAACGGTATATCCGCCCATCAGATCGTTCATTTTACTTAACATGCCTATCTCTCCTTTCGTTACACAATTTTTCCGATATTTCAGTTTACTCCAGATGCACTGTCCATTCCCGGATATCTGCCGGATCAATCACTTCCGCACATTTAGGACATATAGGATATAAACCTTTTCTGCGATTCTCGTCCATGTCCCGGAATGTTTTATTCCTCCTCATCCGCTTGAATTCCGCATCTGCCATTGCTTCGTATAGCTTGGCTTTAGATAGCATTTTTCGCTGTGCATCCTCCAGCTGCTCATACCGCCTCGCCAATGTAAGCAGAGCATCAAAAGCATCTACCGTAGCACCGCAATCCTGACAGCTTACGATCCTGTTTACCGTATCGACCTCGTAATGAGGTGGATCACATTTGCAAAGCTTTTCTCTTCCTCGCTCGATCCTTGCCAAGCTGAAAGAAATAATCTCATTGTCCATAACAGTCCTCCGCAGATTTCTCAAAGTAAAATACAACCGGCTTTTTATTCGGTATCACCAGCCCAAACCTAACAGCGTTTTTATATGTATTGCTATCACGCATTAAAGTATCAGGCATAGCAGCAACCATTTTCCGAAAACCTTCCAGTGTAGATCTGCTCTTATAATGATTGCAGCTTCGGCAGGCCGGGAGCATATTGTCAACCGTGTCTGTCCCCTGTTCGCTCCACCCATTCAGTGGTACCACATGGTCAACCTGCATATCCTTGTATTCCAGGTCGCATCCGCAGTAAGCACAATGACCGTTGCACTTCTGGTATACTGTCATTCTAATGCTTTTTGGTATTGTTTTTCTCTTTGCATCCATTATTTCTACCTCATTTTCAGTTCAAATCATCAATGCTTTCTTGCAGATCCTTATAATAGTTTATTTGATCATCGCAATGATTTTCCAATGCACAAATCATTTCATCCTTGGCTTCTGCCAGTGTTTCTGCTGCCAAATAATCCATATGTCCCTCTATAACCGACTGCCAGCCTATTTCTGATCCACAGTACACGATACTGCCTATGGTGACATTACCATCATAGGCAACTAAATCATATTGTATTTCCCAGTCATTCTGTTCTGGATCAACTTCTACCCACTTAAGATCACACATTTCCGCTACCTCCACTAAATCCTAAGTTACATACTTAATTTCTTACCTTATCCAGGTATTCCTTGCATTTCCGATACACTTCCGGATCAAATTCTTTCCGTTCGTGTTCATACGCACTGTATTCCGCAGGATCGCATCCGGCAATCTGTGCCATCTTAAACATGGTCACTTTTGCATCTCTTCTGAGTGCCGCAATATAGCCTGCGTACATATCCTTGTCACCGTTAGCAAGTTGTATTTTCGCTCTTTCCTGAATGTCTTTCGATGCAGACACTTCCATTATTTGCTTTATTGGGCATTCCTCGTTGTGGCAATCATAAAGGCAACCGTGGATTCCATTCTTGCCATCGAAAAAGCCAACCACATATTTTGTAGGTTCCTCACAGTCATTACATTTTGCATTTATAACCATAATTTTCACCACCTTTTAACTTGCCGAACTACCGAACTTTATTCGGTAGTTCAATTTTCCCAACTGGTAAAGAAAATTTACCAGTTCGATTTTGAATTTCCAAGCAACAACTCAAATATCAATTTCACTTTTTAGTTCTTGATTTCACTTTCTTCCCATGATTTCAAATCAGCCGGTCATTATGCTTCCCGCCGTCTGTGTCAACGGATCCACCGGAGGTTCCATGATTACTCCTGCTTCCGTGAGTAACGCATGGGACCATTCTCGGACAGTAGTCTTGTCCTGCTGGTATGACAGCAACAGCTCATTCATGTATTCTTCAACGCGAGTGAGCCGATCTTTGCCGAATCCGTACTCATCCATCAAAACGGTGAAGAAAAACAGCATATACCTTGTAGCCTGCTCATTAATGGTATTCTGCGGTCCGATCTGCTTCTGATCCAGCCAGTACTGATATGATCCCTTCCGGGCGGTGATGTCATCCTCGGTGTAAGCTTTATATTCAATGGACCATCCAGCCTTATCCATCATGCGCTGGCTAATCTCCTTCAGGTCGATCTTGCCCGCGGACCAGTCCGCTTCCATCTCATTTACTTTATTCGCCAGCCGAGAGATCCGCTGCCCCTTGAATCCCTCCCGGCGCATGATCACATAGCTGCAGATGATTCCCATTGCTGTCCAGGGTGTCCGGTCAGCCATACGGCTTTCCCGCGCGATCCGCTTGCACTGCTCCTTAATCTCTGTCGGTGTTAAATGTCTCTTTCCCATATATCCTCCTACGCAAACCGAAGTTGCCCGGTCTGCTCTGTCTTGATCTGCATGTTCGGTGTACGCTCTGCCACACATAACTCCGGCAGATTTGCTCTAACCAGTGCCGCTGGAATCGGTGGACATACCGCATTGCCACATCGGCGTACCTGTTCGCTGCGCGGGTAGGTCTTTCCGGTGTAATCATGATCGATTATGTAATCATCAGGGAAGCCCTGGCATCCGTACAGTTCCCTGGGTTCCAACATTCGCAGTCCTATGTCTACGATCTGATAATCTGTACCGTTGATGGTCACCAGCCCGAAGCGATCCTGCGCTGTAACCGTGTCCAGCGGTTCCTTGATATCCTGCCCAGTACCTTGCCCGTAATATTTAATCAGAAATGCCCTTACCTCCCCGAAGTGACCGCCTCCTGCATTTGCTGTTACCGTTCCCAGTGGCTCCCGCATGTCTTGCCCTATACCAGTTTTGTAAAACTTACTCAGAAACGATGTAATCAGTCCGTACCGGTTTGAGCCATCTACAGTCATGATCGGATCTTTAATGCTTTGTCCCCGAACTTCCCTCTGCGCCGTCTCTGAATGGTACTGGATCAGCGTAGGGCTGATAAGACATTGTTGATTACCTGTAGTGATCGTATGTATCGGATCTTTGCAATTCCCACCGGGATGATTCGTTGTATTTGTTCCCATATACGGTGCAAGCGTTGGTTCAATCAGGCAATGCTCATTCTTGCTCACTATGGTTGTAAGTGGTTCACGTATATCCTTGCTCCTGTCTGCAGTAAATCCAGTCTGCCCAATCTGCACCATGTAAGGCTCTACAATCCCATATCCGTGCTTTCCAGTGATTGTAGGCATCGGCTCCCGGATATCATTCGGTCTACGCTCGTCACCGTGATTGCACTGGATAATAAACGGCTCCGGATTTTCAAGCACGAACTTTTTTAACCCTCTTGCGATCCTCTCCATTGTCTTAGGAGCCAGTGGTCGTACCGCCCTGATCCCGTATTTCTCCTTGATTTCTTCTGATGTATCAAAGATGCTGGGGCATGGCAACGAGAAATCCAACTGCGTGTATGCACCCACATACGGTTTTAAGAGACCAGCCTTAACAGCCTCACTGTCAGCTGGTCCATGTGTTGGCTCCGGCCAGATGATCGACTTTCCGTCACACCGCGCAATCATAAAAAATCTCTTTCGCATGGTGGGCGCACCGTAATCGGCTGCAACCAATTCCTTAAACTGCACTTCATAACCCAAATCTGTAAGCTGCTGCACAAATTTTTCAAATGTTTTACCCTGTTTTGCCTTAATCGGATGATGCCGTCTGTTTAGTGGTCCCCAGGTCTTAAACTCTTCCACGTTTTCCAACATGATCACCCTTGGTCGTACCAGTCCCGCCCACCTGCAGGCTACCCACGCAAGACCACGGATAAATTTGTCCTTTGGTTTTCCACCCTTGGCTTTGCTAAAGTGTTTGCAGTCCGGGCTAAACCAGGCAAGACCTACCGGATGCCCATTGCAGGCTTCGACCGGATCTACCTGCCACACATCCTCACAATAATGCTTTGTGTTTGGGTGATTAGCCTTGTGCATCCGGATAGCTTCCGGATCATGGTTAATGGCAATATCCACACTGTATCCTGTTGCCATCTCTATTCCGGTGGACGCGCCCCCGCCGCCGGCAAAGTTGTCAACGATCAGTTCTCCGTTAATCATGGCATCACCTCCGGCATAAAATCAAACAGTGTAGGCTCGTCCACTTCATTCTCTGCAGCCTGCAGGTAACCGACACCATCCCGGAAGTAGTCCGGATTCAGCTCACAGCCCTTGCCGTACCGGTGCATCTTCACCGCTGTCATTGGTACCGTCATCAGCCCGCCGAATGGATCATAGACTGTATCACCCTCATTACTGTATCTGTTGATGATTCGCTCCACGATATCCAACTGTAAGGGACATACGTGCATCTGTGCCCGTCTGCCGCCTTTCAGTGCCCACATCACAGCGTCCCGCTGGTGTGGCTTCAATGTTTTATTGATTTTCGCAGGATCCACAACAAATCCGCTGTCCTGCGCCAGTTCTATTTTTGATTCTAAAAACTCTCTGTAAGTCATTTTTTCAGGAACCGGGTACCCTTTATGCGCGCTGGTTCGGCTCCTTTCTTGATTTTTTCATCACATTGGTTTATTATGTAATTGTCTTTACGATAAGCAGGCGGGTAAAACCGTTTGGGCGAAGGGTTTTCGGTTGGCAGTCATTAAACTCATTGCAACTTTAACTATTGCTTCTTGTACTTTTTGTACAGAAATGGAGGATACTATGACGAATCAGATTCCAACCACTCAAACAAGTAACACTATGGTCAGCACAACTGCCGACCGCCCTCCTGCTTATCGTAAAGACTTTATTTCATAAAATCTTCCAGGCTCATCTGTCCCTTACAGTTTCCGCCAATCGTCGTCGGGTCCCATCCAACCCCAATATACTCCAGTACTTTTGCCCATCCATAATCATTTCCATTCGCATCCTTACACATATGGAACATCAGATAATCCCACTCTTTTGGATTGCTCTCATAGAGCAAATCAAATCTATGTGGCCGTTTCTCCATGTGTATTCCGAAACCACACATGCTGCATCCGGTTCTCTGCGCTTTGGTGGTATACAGAGTTCCGTCCGGTTTCTTCTCAATGGTCCCGTATATCTCAGGAATCAACGACTCCGGCATCACAAAATTCTCTGTGATTCTTCCATCTCGCAACAGCTGATCATGGAATTCATCTTTCCAACCATTCCGCCACTGCTCGTCCATTTCCAGGGCAAGTGTCAATATATCCTGTCGGTGGAAGATTGCAAATGGTGCTGATCTGATTGTGGATGCTCCAAAGTAATTGCACCCATTCATCCGCAGGCTCTTGGCACGTCTGCCGCCCTCTGATGCCATCAACCCTAAATACGGTACACTGTTATGCTCTTTTCCCCAGTCATCACAGTTCTTTTCTTTGAGGTAATAACAGCACTTGGAAGATACCAAGAAATCAGGCTTCTGATAATCACATCCCTCGTTTTCGTTCTCATACCCACCGAACAGCTTCAGCCATCTGTGGTTAAGTTTCATTCGGGAATCTTTCTGCCACCCACCATATTCCCCGGTCTCCCCGGTAATAATGGCATGGCGCACAGTTTTATTCTTCTCGGAAGGGTTCTGTAGCAATTCTATCTTGGCTGCCACTTCCTTAGATATTACCGGGAATCCGAATTCCTGTATCACTTTCGGTTTACTCCAATAGGTTCCGTCCTCGCGTTTCAACGGTGGTACATTGATAATTCCGATTGCCCTGTGCACCTTCTGAATACTCTTGTCTTCCAGATATGATGCGGATACTCCTGGAACATCAATGTTGCATACCTTTTTCAGGAATATGTAAAGGATAATGCTATCCAGTCCGCCTACTGATACATGACAATTAAGTCCTCTGTTATCGCACTCCCGACGGAACTCTTCCGCACGGGTCTGTGCATATTTTCTTTTAAAACTATAATCCTGCTTTTCTTTCTGCATGAATGAAGCAATCTTTGCATAAGCTCCAATACGCTCCATCCTTTCCTGTACTGATTCCATTTTCTTCTAGGAGTAAAGAGCTCTTTTCACGCTGGCCAGCAAACCTCTTACTCCTTTCTCTGTATTATTGATTAAACAGTACTCTGTTGATGTCATTGGCAATGGAACGAATCTGTGTTGCCAGTTCCTTGTTTGCAATTACTTCATCCGTGAGGCAATTCGGTTCCCCTACATCACTGCCACTATTGTTGTCGGATGTAATGGTGCAATAAATAGCTGATAATACTGCTCTAGTCTCAAGCAAATTATTTCTGGTCTCATGCTCATAGTCAGCAACACACATCGGTTTTTTAACTTTTTCTTCGCAACATACATTGTTATTCATTTTGTTATCCTCCTATTATTTCTGTGCTAAATAGCACATGATTCCACAATCCGGGAATATTTCTGTGTTCATGTCTCCACGGTTGGGATCCAGTTCGTCAAGATATAACGGCGTCCCGTCACTCTCTTTCAAAATGGAGTACCCAACCAGTCGTTCGCTTTTTTGACATAACACCACGCTACAAATGCTGTATCGTGGATCACCATTCGTTTGCTCTTCATACGCTTATCAATAAGCCTTATAGCCACGGTGTTGTAATTTTTCGGTACGCCACCCCTATTCACTGCGCACCAACCCGGTTTACCGGGCATTCGTTATTCCTTTCCTACAATCGTTTCTGCCTGCTCCTTGTACATCCTGCCCGCCATCTGCACCAGATAGTGCTGTAAGGCTTCTGCAACGCTGATACGGTGCTTCACGCAGTATCTGTCAACGTAACGCTTAAAGTCCGCATTATCGGCATACAGGGCGGTGTAATCAATGGGTTCCATCTGCATCACACTCCTTCCGGTTTCTCGCACCGCTCAAATTCGATTACCCACACCCACGGATTCGCATCCCAGCCGTAACTGTCAAGATCGGATTTCTTGATGGTGGAATCCCATACATCGGGAAAACCAAGTGCTGTTGATGTATAGTCGAAACATCCCTCTGCTTCTGCATCATCGTCTGTCATATCCTGTAACCGCTCCACCCTAACATTCGTAACCTTAAGGCAGATACGTGCGGCTTCTTTCGGCATGTGAATGGATGGATGCCACTTTATCACATTTCCAAGATGGTCAATGTTCTCCCCATCTGCCTTATATACATATCCAAAGGACAATTCCGAATACGATTCTCTCACGTACAATATATCGCTCGGGCATATCGGGCAGGTACGTTCTGCTATGCTTAACTTGTCTGTGTGCTCTTTGTCCGCATAATTATGTACTGCGTAAGTACGTTTATCAGAATCATAAAAATCCATATCCGGCACAACATAATCATTGGCATCTTTATTGATTCGTCTAGTGCAGCTCTTTCTCCCTTCCAGAATTGCCCGAACCATTTCTGTATTGAATAAAATCGGTTTAATTGCCATCTGCTCCACCTGCCTTTACGATCTCCAACAAATCATCTACCAAATCCTTGACCTCGTACATCATCATAGTGTCGTAGGATTTTGACTGCTGCTCTGCTGTCTTATTTCCATACTTCGTACAGTCTTTAAGGAATGCTGTGCGTTCTTCCAACTGCTGCACAACCTTGTCCTGGTCGTAGATCTTACTTTCTGTAAATGCCTTTTCCATCATCACTGCGGTTTCCGACTCATAGTTACCACAGCAGGTACCCATATCCGCAAGACAACGCTGGAAGAACTCTGCGAATCGGTCTTTGTTATAGTCCACTTCAAATGCCTTTGGAATATCAATTAGTATTTTCATCGTTCGCCCTCCTGTTCCATGCTTCTATGGCTCTTTTCTTACATTCCTCGATATTCTCCATAGTGTCATCCTCTTTGTTTGTGTCCGGGCAAAATCCCTCTGTCCTTGCACCGCATTTACATGCGCACCAAATGGTAAAACTGTAAGATTTTGTAGCTGCTTTAATTTTTGCTTCCCCGCCGCAGAACGGGCATTGTTTCAGTTCTTCACTCATTATTCACACCCCTTTTCTTTCAACGCATTGTATAAGCGCAAGTATATTTCAAAATCATTTGGGTTCATTTTGTCCGAAAGAAAATCCAAGAAATCCTTATTTCGCAAGCATTCTTCCACCGTGCCTATCTGGCGGTACTGCTGTACCTCTTCCAGTGCTTTGATTGCCATCTCGTAACCTTGGATTTCGTTTTTTCTCTCGTAATTCTGTGTACACATTTTGGCTATATCAATAGATGTCTCAAGTTCTTTGATTGCTTCATTCTCCGTCATATCCACTTCTCCTTAACTCCATTTAAAATCCTCACAAGGTCTCATTCTCCGCTGATTCTTACCTCTTTTATTGCATATTCCCCAACCACCGTAATGACAATCTTCACAAGTAATCGGATATTGATTTAATTTTTCCTCAATACATTTCTTGCACTGGTAAGAATTTTGATTATACTCATACCGACAATTACGATTTTTGCGTTTGCATGTCGCCATATTACTCCTCCAACAGTTCCTGATTGTCAAATACGTTACTGATGATCTCCATTTCATATCCTTTAAAACAGTTTAAATTCCATTTAGCACCCACAGGCAATTTTTCAGATTTTACACACACCCATGAAAATTGATAATATTTTTCTTGCCAAAATGCTTTGTAAAAATTTCCTTTATCATCCTTAACAATATCATTCTCCCAAATCAGCTTGCCGTTCTTGTCTTTCCATCCTGTACACTGGCAGATTGTAGATGGGTCAATCTCTTGAAAATAACCGATATATGATATATTGTCTTTCCCCATTTTTGTAATAAAATAAGCACCATTTTTTTCACAATAAGCTAATCCGCCAAATACCCATTCTCCAAAATCCTTGCGTTTTGCCTTGAATAAATATCTATCATTCATTCTCATTCCTCACTTTCTTTCTGTAACCATGACAGACAACTTTGTTCTCCCTCATATTCCTTACCAAAACGGTTGTCAAAATTGATAATAAAATCTGCCAACTCCTCGTCCGTCATGCTCCTGATCCGGTCTGCGTTGGTCATTTTTGATTTGTAATTGTGAGCAAAAAGCCTTTTTTCATCCTTTGTAAGCCACTTAATCCATTTTCCGCATTTATTACAATAAAGTCCTGTTTGATTTCCTTTCTCTTCAATAAAACCTTTTACAATTCCGCATTTATTACAAGTCACTGTCATTCTTCTATCTCGCTTTCTTCAACTTCCGCAGGACATATAATAGTGTCATCGCCAACTCCTTGTCCGTCATGCTCTGGATTTCATCTGCTCTAGTCATGGGTGCGTAATTTTCACAGTCTCTTTCTATGTCCTCATGCGGACAGTCATTGATTTTCTCGCACCATGAGTACGCATCAAAACCATTATCCTTTGTTTCTAAATTCTTGCAGTTATTACACTTCGCCATTATCTACCTCGCTTTCCCGGTACGGCTCCGGCAGTGGCATCCATGCTGTGACATTTACGCTATCAATATCATCACTGAGGACAAACCGTCCTCCCAAATATTGTACAAAGCAACAACGGTTTCGATATGTATCCCATCCAATTACGCTATTAAGAGATTCTTCCGGCAGTCTCTCGCTTACCGGAATCCAAACCGACTGATTCTGCAAGGCGGTGATTGCCATTTCCATAAGTTCTTGCCAATATTCTTCATTTACAAGCTCATCCCAATGAGGATTAAACCTGATAATGTCCAAATCCTTGATAGCTTCTTCTCTCTTCATTCCGCACCTTCCATTTCTGACAGCTTGGATTCGGCTTCCTCGCGTGTAAAAAATACCGTTTTACCGATTTCGTCTACTTCGATGTCTGCATAATTCATATTTTTATCACCCATAATTATCATTTTCCCATTGGGATACACAAACAAACCTAAATGCTCGCTCTTTTTAATATCTCTATCGCAAATGATATACATTTCGTAGCCGATTTTTGAGTAAGCTTCCTTGCATGGCAACCGCAGGAGCAATCCCTGCTCCTCGGCATCCTCATAGGCTGCCAGCTCCTCCATTGCGCAATATCCTTCTTCACAGTTGGAATAGTTGTCATTCGGCTTTTCTCCAAAGCACTGATAAAATGTTCTTAATCCGTTTTCAACGTGATTCTCCTTTACCAAAATTCCATCAGCAGTTCTTTCTGTCAGTCTCTCCATCCTTGCTCCTTTCCACAATCCTCGGTCTCTCCGCTATCACCGGATAGCTGCATTCATACGGCTTTGCCCGCCCGATATGCCTTGACATCTCTCCCGGATGCTCTTCCACCTCCCGTAATTCATCATCACTGTGAAATCCTCTGCTCACGTTTCTTTATCCACCTTTCTCTGTCGTGTTTGCGCCTTCTCTCACGGTATGCAGGGTCAAATGCACGCTTATATTTCCAATGTGCATCCATTTCTGCCTTTCGCTCTGCCCGGAGCCTTATCGTAGCATCTTCATCAACCACAGCCTTATACCTATGCGTTTTCCGGCACCATGAATCCCTATGCAGGCATGTCCGAAATGTCTGTTCAGGGATCCCCAGATAATCAGCCGCGGCTTTTGCACCAAAGATATCCATCTTCACCGGCAGTTCCAATTCATCATTCGTCACTATCATGTACGCTTTCATCATTGCCCTCCGCATGGATCAGTGCCATGAATTTCTCATATTGCTTCTGAGAAATCTTATTCCCCCTCTTATCCTCTCTCAGATCGATTTTAAGGTGCTTTTCTGCGATAGACAGTAATTCCCTCGCCAACATCCTTTTACCCTGCTCTATTCCGTCCCTATAGCCTTTAGATGGGCGGTAGTCATCAATCTGCTTCTTGCCCTCGCCCTGACCGCCGGCTGTTTTATTCCTAAGTTGGTAGCCGGACTGGGCATATTGCCGGATGTATTTCTGCTCCATCTCATCCAGCTGTTCTGCCGGAAAGTGTAAAAATCCGACCTTCCAACCGTAGATATTGTCCGTGGTATATAGTCCGTGCTTTCTCAGTGACAGGTCTATGTGTTGGTATCCTGAGAGGTGTTGCGCCAGTCTTGTCAGCAGATGTTTAGCCTGCCCTATGTACGCATAACGGATTCCGTCCTCGTCCATACGTGTCAGGAAATATATACCGCTGCCATCATCAACGTGAGGATTGATTTCCAGTATCCTCTTCTTGTTTTTGGCTTCAATGGCCATTGCCTTTCGATAATTTTGATTGCTCATCGTTCTCCCTTCAATTTGCCAACATGGCTTTTTCAAACTCCGACATATCTCCGTAGTCAGTTTGCATCATTCCTTTGTTTGCATCGAACCTTTTCTCCGCCGATGCCTCTTTGCTCTGACTACTGGATTTTTCCCAGGTCCTTACCGCCGCTTTCCAGTCCTTCATGTGATTTTTTCCAACCATCCAGCCTTTGCACGAATAGAAATCAACAAACTTCTGCGGATCAACTTTATTGTTCCGCTCTTGGCAATAGGCACGAACATCATCAACGGTCGGGTGGATAAATTTTTTCTTAGAACCTTTAGGTTCTTCTTTTTTATTATTCCCTTCTTTATATTCTTCTTTTGTTGGGAATCGTTCGGGAATCGGTTGGGAATCGGTTGGGAAACTGCTTGGGATGATTTGGTAAGCATCGTAATTATTTACCGTAAATACGGTGTATTTCGAGGTTGCATGCTTGGTAATCTCCTTGGTAGAAATTAGATGCTTTACTGCGGTTCTTACTTCGTCAACCGTGAGTTGTGTCTCCTCCGCTAATCGCCCATACGATGAAGGGAATGAACCCCTGGGGATCACAGTTCCCTCAATCTTCTTGTCTTTCCAGTAGGCCTTTAACAGCATATGGATAAACAGCCGGCAGGTATTTATGTTCCCATACCATTCCCAATCCAGTATCTTTCGGCTCAGCTTTATGTAATCCATTCAGCCCACCTACCCTATTCCAAATTCTTTGAGTGACATCTGCCCTGTATCCTCTGCCTTTGGTGTCAGGCACTTCCGTATAGCCTTACAACGCTTGCTGCAGCTACTTGTCCGCATCTTCTCCCGGTACAGATAAGCCTTGGCCTTCTGACGGTCTCCCAGACTGCCGTCCGGCCGGAAGTATCCGTTATCTATATTTATGATCAGAGTGTCACGATACAGCAGAGCCTCTTCCATCAGCTTCCTGATCTTCCTGTCGCTCATGTGTGTATCAGCCGAGAGCTTTTCCCGTGATATTCTGTTCTCATACCCGAATGGGATATAATTCTCAATCAGAATAGTGATCACCTCCTGGGCGGCACTACCGTCCGCCCTGACGATAAAAATAATGGCTTGTTTGTGAGACACCATTACTAACGCAAACGGTTTCTTTCGCCCCGCAGGGCAGGTGTTGCAACCTTATAGGTAAGACCTTCCAAATTCCTGTATAAACTCCTCACGGGTCCCATAATGTTTCTCATAGTACCGCTGACATTCCTGCTTCAGCCGCAGGTCAAGTCCCTGATTCGGTTTCATGTGCACACTGTTCGGTCCCCAGGTATGTAAGGTAGGGTGCAGGGGTACCAGAAATCCTCTTTCCTCACTGGCTTTCTTCCGGCTGCCATTAAACACATGATGGATATGGACCACTCCCAAATGGGTGATATAACAATGGTTCATATCATCCGTAAGCACGCTCCAACACTTTTTCATGGCTTCCACGCTTTCATCATTTCTTCCAGTTCTGCCGGTGGAAGGGTCTCTATTCCAAGTTCCTTACATTCAGCAATGATTCCGTCAATAAAGTGGCTCATTTCCTTCGTATCATACTCGCTGGATCCTTTGATCATCGCATATACCTTAAAGGTTCCGTTGTTCTTTATCAGCAACCAGTGTCCGCTTATCCTGCTCATGTCCACGCAGGCCTTGACCGTTACCGTAATAGGTGCGCCGTCAACTTCTTCCAACACACCGTAGTCCTTCAGCATCTTCTCGTAGATCTCTTCTTTTGTGGTGGGATATTCCTGTGCATCTGCGATCTTGGTCATCAGCACCCATGCATATGCATTGGCATCCAGCGATCTCCTCTTGCGGTACTTTTTTGCTGTGATCACCAGTCTGTCGATATCTTTGATACTGTCATACTGGCTGGTCACAGCATCCGCGGATTCCGCCTGGAAGGATATATTATATTTTCCTGTTGCGTAATCCATAGTGATCCCGGACACTTTTCCGGTAAATTCCATCAGCCTGCCTCCTTATCCGGCATATTCTTGGTCTTTTGCAAGAAATCTTTGATCTGCAGATCTGATAAGTCATACACACTGGCAATCTTATAAGTCTTGCATACCGAATTAGCACTGTAGCCTATCCTTTTCAACTCGGCAAATACCGGCTCCAGTCTTTTTCTGTCATTCTCAGTAGGCTGTGCAGGATCCGTGTACTTGGTCTTATCCGCCTCCCAGTACACATCCGCCCCGATACCCAGTTGCTTACAGGCTACGGAGATTGCATCGGTGGTAGCCATCTTATAGCATTCATCCGACACATAGGCACCGCCCTTCTGCTGCTCCACGAACATTGCCCCGCCAACGCCGGAGATAGGTTTCGACCACTCATCGCCAACCTTGATGTACAGCTGGATATTCACAAAAGCTGCCACTTCCGAACCGGACGGTTCCAACCACTGTCTGACGACCTCGTAATACCATCCTATTCCGCAGGGTCCAAACTGCTCTGTAAGTGCCTTGATCCGCCACATCGGATTGATTTCCGTCTTGCCTTTCAGTCTTCCGCCGGTGATAGGGCGCTGCGCTTCTTTGGGCACCTTTTTCACCGCATTATAAATTTTCAGATTATCTTCCATCAGATCAGCTCCCAGTCAATGCCAACGCTTGTCAGATACATCTCCAGTTTCTCTTTCGCTTCTGCTGTCAAAGCAAAACGATACTCATACAGGTTACTTTTTCCTTCCAGATCCTGCGGGATCATAGCATCGATTACTTCCTGCGCAGCCTCTTCTTTTGCCAGTTCTACCGCAGCCTGTTTCTCCGCTTCTGCCGCCGCAAGTGCCTCCTGCTTTTCTCTTTCTGCTCTTTCAAGAGATTCACGTTCCCGCCGCTCTGCTTCCAGCTTCGCACGCTCCTCCTGGCGGATGCGTTCCTCTTCTTCCCGGCGGATGCGTTCCTGCTCTCTCGCAATGATCTCTTTCTGCTGCTGTTCATACTGGTTGATGTAAAGGATCGTCTTCGTCAGGTCAAAAGATGCCAGGAACATTGCAATAGCTTTCTCCTCTACGTCAGAGTGCATCTGACGGATGGCGTCCAGTCCCTGCTTTACACTTTCCTTGCGATCCATCATCTCTCTGCGAATCTGTGTAAGATTTGTCGTCGCATTCTCCCATTTGCTGTTATAGATCTTATTCAGCGGCAGTTCTTCCTGCATGTCGCCCATGCATTCCAAATATAATTCCTTGATCTGTTCCTTTTTCTCCTCAATGCGGTGCTGTTCAAAGGCCGTCACCTGATCATTGATAAAATTGATAGGCTGATCATACATATCCACCAGCTCTTTTGCCTTATCTGCGAACTCCTGTAAAGGCTTCATATATTCGTCACGGACTTCCTTTACCTTATCCGCAAACGCCTTCTTCTCCTTACGGAGAGATGACACTGTAGCTTTCGCATCCTTTTTGCTGTCTTCGGTAAATACCACATTACGGTACTCATCCAATCTTGCACTCAGGTAAGCCTTGGCGCCCTCAAAATCACAGGTGATCTTTCCTGCCTGCTGCTGTACCTGTACTTCGTAATTCTCCATCATTTCTTTCCTCCATTTCATATGCTTCGCGCTGTCTCTTATAAAGGTTCTCACGGTGGAGACCAAGCTCCACCAGTTCCTGTTCCATCACATCACCCATGTACCATCACCATCTGCCCGTCAGCCTGCTCCGCATACTTTGCTTTGAGCAGCTGATTGAGTTCCTTCCTCTTCTGCGAGCTCCGTGCTTCCATCCTCCGGATATCCTCCTGGCGGCAGTCATAACAGACACCGTTTTCGAGTTCTCCGGCATCACACATGCCACCACAGGCATAACACCTATACCGGTACATTTTCTGCCTCCTGATACTTTAACGTCCGCGCCTTATCGTCATTCTGCAGCAAGCAATAGGCTCTCCGCAGTGTTTCCTTGGTACTCAGTTCCGACAAAATATCATCTTCGGTAAAATCACCGAGAATAATGTGGTGTATTACATTTGCCACACAGCATTCCAACTTCTCCAGTTCTTCCAACCGGTCCTTATCATTGCTCATTTAACATTTTCCTTTCCATGCCATATAATAGGCACATAAATAGCATTTGCGTGTTGTTTAGTAGGATCCCTTGCTTTGGTCGGTGCGGGATCCTATTTTATTTGTCCATCTTCCTTCATGGACTGCCGTGCACATATAAAGCCAATTACTGCACATACAATGGCGGATATGTACATTCCTGCCTCTGTAAATCCTGCCGGAAGGATAAACAGCAATAATAACGCTGCGGCTCCGTACAGATTTGACAGATTAAATACCTTTCTCACTTTCTACCTCCTCTCTTCATATCCAGATACTCCGCAATCTCTGCTGCTAGAAATCTGCTGTGATTACTATTCTTCGCAAAAAAGTTTCTTACGCTTCCTCTCGGTCTCCCGATTCCGTCAGCAAGGTCATTGACAGACAAACCTCTCTCTGTCATTTCCTTTTTTGCCAGTGCTATGAACTTTATCCATTCTTCCTGTGATAAATTCAGTTCAATCATTTCTAACTTCCAATGCTTGTCCGTACCCTCTACGTGATGCCCAGTTACCGCACTGGACACCACACTAAAAAGGCATATAAGAGGGGAGGTGGTGCTGTCAGAAACACCACGTACAGGGCACGGCTTATTTACAGTTACAACAGCTTCTCTCTCAGAAGCTTTCCAATGATTTCTTCCGGAAGTTCACCGCCTGCCAATTCTCCTACCGGAGCATCCAGTATAGCTGCCAGCTCCCAAATATCTCTCAGTTTCATGTTGCCGGGATCTTTCAGGTGATTCTGAATCGTTTTCACCGTGACATTCTGCTTGTCCGCCAGACGATCATCTGTCATGCTCCGCAGAGCCATATACCGCCGTATCCCGGCAGATGATCTCGCTGACAACCGCTTACGGTTTTCTTCTGATCTCATGTATGATACCTTTGGCATCCGTTTTCTCCTTTTCTCTATTCCAGCAGCTTATCAACCTTAACTTTCAGAACATCCGCCACTGCTTTCAGCGTATCTATTCTGGGATTGCATTTTTTCCATTTAGAGATTGTCCCGGGGGAAATCTCTGCCAGATCTTCCAGCTTTGAAATGGTCATTTTCTTCTTATTTGCAATCTCTACCACATTTCTGTAAATATCAGGCATTTCACACCTCCTTATCCTTGAATATTTTCAGTTACTCCTATATAATGGTGGGTATCTAATAGTAAAGGAGGTGGTTGCATGAAAAAGTTTAACATCCAGTTTAAGCTTCGAATAATACCACGCCTTGTGCCTTACATTGGTAGTGACGCCCGCTGAGTAAACAGCGCAAACAAACTTCGTACTTGCTTGTGGTTGCCATACAGACCCTTGACCCGTCTGCGCACGGTAACAGCGTAAAAATACCCACCACGACCTGTACCTTTGTCCACTTTCAAGGCATTTAAGAAGATGTACCTATCATCTAAAAAAGTGGAATGCTTTGGAGTTAGATGATTAAATGGTGCGCGTCTAACAATCCTTTGCATTATAGGTTCTTATTAGGTCGAGCCCTTGAGTTGCACCCTCAAGGGCTTTTGCTATAGGAGATTCATAAGTAAGAAAACATTCTGTTTTTGTTGACATTTTACTGAAAGTATTCTATTATATGTTTACCAGACAAAATAGAATCTTTACCGAAAGTTTTCTGTGCTTATACCTTTATTATACAGAGTACTTTCTGTTTGTCAAGCAGTTTTTACAGAATATTTTCGGTAAACAGAAAGGATCAATATGACATTTTACGAAAGGATTGAAACACTACGGAAACAAAGAAATATTTCACAAGGTAATTTAGAGAAAGAGTTGGGCTTTTCAAATGGATCTATTAGCAAATGGAAAAACAGCAGTCCTACTCCTGAACGATTAAAAAAATTAGCTGATTATTTTAACGTATCCGTAGAATACTTACTTACCGGCAAAGAAAAGGAAGGTGGAGAAGAATATTATCTTAATGAGGAAACGAAAGAAATCGCCCAGGAAATATTTGAGAATCCTGATCTGAAATCATTGTTCGACATGAGCAGAAAAATGTCTCCTGAGAGATTAAAAGCACACATTGAATTTATGAAGAACTTACAGAAAACCGAATCTGATACATAGAGTACATTTTATAGTACTCTGCCTGAGTTACATTGGTAAAGGGTGATGAAATTGGACGTAAATACTATATTGATAGACATGGATGTCATGATTCCGGAACAGGTCGTAGAGAATCCAGATGGTACTTACAGCATCTTTATTAATTCCAGACTGAACCGGGAACGACAAATCGCCGCCTATGCTCATGCACTGGAACATATAAAGAAACATGATTTTGAAAAATCAGATGCTAACCAAGTTGAATGGGATGCACATAATTTGGAAATTTCAAAAGAACTATGTTTTGTGTAAAAAGGGGAGGAAACAAATGAAAAATATTGATATTGAAGAGTATAAAGACAAATTACTTGCATACTACGGAGATGAATACGCATTACGCAATACACGTAAGCGCATGCTACGCGGAAGTATATGGCTTTTAGGATTTCTTGCTATATTTACAATCATTTTTTCATTTTTTTTCGCATTATTGGGCGGAATGAGCCACTTTTTATTTTTCACACTTTGTCTTTCAACAATGACTGTTTTTCCATGTGTCATTGGTACTGTTGTTAATTTCTTTTTCATAGTTTTGGAAGAGGTTGGTTTTGGACTTGCTGTGGCAGCTGAAATTATTTTTGTTTTTGCTTATCACTTTTGCCGTTCAACTGAAATAGCTCTTATAATTGCAATTTTGCTGCTTATTATATTATGCCAATATTTTTCCAAACAAGAATTTGAAAAAAGGGTTGCAAACGCTAGATATGAGCTATCACAGCATGGTATAAATGTCGAAATAATAAACAACAGAGTAATATTTAAGTAAAGCTTAAGTTCTACCGCAGTATTCCATTAAAAAAAACGTCGTGTAACGAACTGACGTTTGGAAGGAGTACAAATGAACGACGAAAAGGAAAAAGAAAAAGAATATTTCATTACACGCTATTCTTTAATTCCTGATGTACAAATTGATTTAGAATCATACAGTGGAACTACAAAAGAGGCTAAATTTATCAATTGGCTAAATTCTTTCGCACAAGAAAAAAAGAAGGAAATCGATTGCAATGGAAATCATTTTGCTCTATACTGTAAATGCATATCGAACACTTGTTTCCTTATGGTTTTTGCTAAAGAATTGAAGGATATTGTTGGTCAAAAAACAGATGACGGAATTGAAGATACGCCAATCAGTAATTATAAAAAATGTAATATTTTAATTAACACAGTAAATCAGTGGATGATCATCGAAAAATGCACTGATATTTCGCAGAATATAATTTCGCAAAAAAATATGACTGCAAATGTCATTGCTCATTTTATGAAACCCAAACATTTATATTTTGAACTCGGACTCATTTCGCAGAAAAATGATTTTTGGCAATACGTATGTTCCCATAAAGATTCTCTTACAGATGTTATAATTACACTTTCCTCTCCCAATTTCTTAAAGGGAATAACGTCTGTTAATGATTTTTTAAAAGAAACAAACGAAGCATATAATAATACTAGTGTATCAATTCATTTGCAGAACAGAGATGGACGGCTTAATATTGATGAATGCAATCAATTTTTACGTGATGCTGTACGCTATTCTTCTGCCGGATGTGGAAAATGGACTTTAAAATCATCAACTAATAGAAAAAATTATAATAATGAAGATAATCCATTTATTGTTAGATTGCCAGAAAATATAAGCCAGCTCAAAGAGTCTGATAAAGAGAAAATATATGCCACTTTTGAACACGTAAAACATATTGATCCAGAATGTGTGGAGGAATGATTTAATGGAGAAAAGGAACTTTTTACCTATAATTGTATGCCTGGTTATTTCCATTTTCTTAAGTATTGAGTTTGATTACACAGATAGTAAAATAATCAATTATGATACAATTCTGAATTTAGAAATTGCATTTTTCTCTGTATCCTTAGCCATTGTTGCACTAATGATTACAGTTTTAGAAAAATATAAAGAAAAAGTATCCGATTTAGGAAAATGGAGTAAATACAGTGCGAGCATTATGAAGGAAATGAGTGATAACACTGTTGCTCTTCTGATTATAATAATCATGTTAATCCTGTCATCCATTGCTGAGACAATTTTTGATTTGTTTCCATGTGTTAATTTAATGGCCGTTGTACTTCTCTTTTGTACAATTTTATCTCTAATAATTATGTTAGACACAACAATAAGTGTTCACAAATTAGTTATTAATTTAAAAGACCTATTAGCCGAGGAATCTTTTAGCAATGAAAATTTATCTCAAAGAGAAATGCATATAATTGAAGCATACAGATTTCTAAATGATCAAAATCGTAATTCATTTGAAGATTTGTTACGAGGCCTTACAACAAATCAGCAATTAGATTCAAAAGACAAATAAAAAATTCAGCCCCAGTGCTGCAACACCGGAGCTGATGATGATAATAGTCCCGAAGGATACTACTATACGTTCAATCCAATAGTATCATCCCGGGACGTAAAAATCAAGTCACCGGGTATTTTTATACCCAAAAAGGAGGATACTATGGCAACTGCAAAAAAATTACCTTCCGGATCCTGGAGATGCCTCGTATATACTGGTACTGATATAAATGGAAGACGAAAGTATAAATCATTTACTGCAGGGACAAAGCGTGAAGCTGAATACCTCGCCACGCAATATATGATATCTTTAGAAGAACATAAAAAACAGAAGAAAAGCGATGCTCTGTTTTCCGATGCACTTAGCCAGTATATCGAATCGAAAACTCCAGTGTTGTCTCCTTCTACTATTCGAGGATACCGCAATATCGAAACGATACTAAACAGGGAATTCTCTTCATTTTGTCATACAAAGATTTCTGATTTAAGTTCAGAAGATGTGCAGGATGTCATTAACTCCTTGACCAAGTCCCGAGCTCCTAAAACCGTGCGAAATTATCACGGCCTGATCTCTGCTGTACTCGGGGATTATATCAATCTGGATACTTCCATGCCGCAGAGCATAGAACCGGATCTGTATATACCTACAGATAAAGATATCAAAGCTCTGGTAGCATCTGTCCGGGATACCGAGTTGGAGGTTCCTGTTCTACTTGCAGCCTTCTGCCTGATGCGTCGCGGGGAGATCTGCGGTCTGTCCCTGCGTGATATTGACGGTACTACCATCCATATTCATCATTCCCTTGTCCTTGGTGAGGATAAAGAGTGGCATCTGAAAGCCCCCAAGACAGAATCCTCCGACAGGTACATCACCGCACCTCAATTTGTCGTGGACCGTATTGCGGAAATCGGACACATTACCTCACTGAATCCACATTCTATCACTATTATGTTTCAGAGGGTGCTGGATCGGAATAATATACCTCATTTCCGTTTTCACGATCTCCGTCATTACTCCGCTTCTATCCGGCACGCACTCGGCATCCCAGATGCTTACATCATGGCAGACGGTGGCTGGAGCTCTGATAGGGTGTTAAAAAAAGTATACAGACACGCTATGAGTGACCGGAGAAAAGAGATGGCAGATAAGGCCAACCAGCATTTTGATTCTATGTTTTAAGAATAGTTTCGTGTTGCATTTCGTGTTGCATCATGTTGCATTTACTGTTCTTTTTACGAAATATCGTTTCTTATTCAGAAACACAAAAGTACGCTATATTCCAGTATTCATCAGCATTTCACGCATTTATCACTAATTTACGTATTTCCCCTTATGGGGTTCGAATCCCCCTCTCGCTATTAGGTTAAAAGGGTCGGAAATGCTGATAAATACAGCGTTTCCGATTTTTTTGATTTCTCAAAGTATCAAATAATATGTTTACTTTTGTTTACTTCTGGATTTCTGACGGTGATAATGGTTAAACCAGAGTTTAAAATGCGCCGGTTTTCTCCTCTTAAAACCAGGGTTAAGAAGCCTAAAACAAAAGGTACGAAAGCTGACTCCGTGGAAAAAGTTACGGTTGCCGAACTTCTTCCCTCTTTGGAAAATACGGTTTTAAATAAAAATTAAACTTTAGCATCACCGCTTTCAGCATTCTGATAGACAAAGGAATTAGTGGTCATGGTGATTTCATCTAATATAGCCAGATTTCCGCTTTTCTTTATGCACATTGTTATTTAATAATTTGGACTTGCACACCGCCAAACCCGTTACTGTTCCAAAACAAACTGCTCTGTCTCAGGGTTCCACTTTAATACTGCTACGATTTCTTCAGAACTTATCAATTTATCCTCAGATGCCACAATAATCAAATCATCTACTATATCCATATAATAAAAAGATTCATCTCCAATGATCTTTAGCGCATCTATCGGAATTTCTACCCATTGACTGCCTTCGACAGCTAAAAGCTGAATTTCCTGTGTTGATATTCCTTGATATGTTGTGGTTTTTGATACCAATATTCTGCTTTGTCCGTCACTCGCTTGAATACAGTTTATAACTACTTTATCAGCCGCAAACTCCTTATATGCTACCATTTCTAATGAATCAGCATCTAAAAGGATACCCACCGTTTTATCCAATCCTGCAACATGAGGGGTATTCAAAATCTTGCATAACACGAATATTTCACTGGCATTATCTTGCGAGAAAGAACCAAAATCAATCCGAACTATAACAATATCTAATGCACTGATGTTACCTTCTTCGTAATTCTCTGCTACCTTTTCTATAATCCTGTTATTAAGCTCTGAGACCATATCAGCACTATCCCTGGATTTCGATATTCCACACGCATTGATGCACATCAGCATAAACAACACAAGAACAGAGACCGGCAAAACCTTATTTTTCATCTTACCCATACTCGTCTTAATCTCTTTCTGGCACATTTTCTATTTTAATGTGCAGGATATGATCCTGCAATCAGTGTAATAATACAACAAAATATTCGATGCGGAATCACCATTTTTTGCACGCAATGCGGCACCCATTTGACATAGCCCGTAACGATGTCCTCCCGCACCAGTTGCAATATCTGTGCAACTTACAGCTTTCAAAGCAGGCTGCGTAGAATGATCTTTTGTTCCATTACCACTACAGCTTGAGAAAAAGGCACCCCAAATATAATCATAAGTTGTAGATGATGGTTTATACATTACAATATCCGTTTTAGATTTACCTCCAGAAGTATAAAAAATATTTGCCGTTGCATCTATTGCCTCCTCGGTAACCTTAGTAGGATCATATACCTGACAACAAGAAGA